AACTTGTACTTGGGAAATTGAAAATATTTCTGGCAGTTTGTGGGTTTTGAGTAGCGTTAAATAGTCCGCTAATAAGTTCAGCTTTAGCAGTTTGAAATATAGATTGTGGGTTTTTAAATGTATTGGCTAATGTACCACCCTTCTGAATGGCACCCAGAATGTTACCATTTTTCAAATCTTCTAATACACCAACACCAGCATCAAGAAGTCCACCCTGACCAAGAATAGTTCTATTACTTCCAGGTCTTGCAATTGGACTAAGATTTCTATCATAATTTGCCTCAGATCCAAACCCAGCAACTACAGCACTTGGATTTTGACCATTTAATGCACCCTGTTGATACTTGACAGTTTCATATTTAATAGTCATGCGATTTTCCATGATTCCACTAGTTTGATAATAATCATATGTATCATGATCAAATTTTTCAATGATTGGATTAATCAATTCATACAGTGCAAAATTATGTTGATTAAATCCATAAATTTTTATTGATTTAAAGAATGGAGCTTTTGCAATTCCTATGGCACTTGAAGTTGATGTATTTGCCGGTTCTCCACGATATCCCCAGTTTACATCACTACTAATATCCGGAGTATATTGATTTCTTTTATTTAGCATGGCAGATGCTTGACTTGCAGTGGCTCCAATTGGATTATTTGGATCATTATAGTAATAACTAAAATAATTATACCACATTGATCTAATAGCACCAGCATTATCATCATGAAATGCCACTTGAATTGGATCATAAGTTAATTTAGTTTGAACATAACGTCTACGATTATATTGATTCATTTCAGCTAAACTAATAGAAAATTTAGGCAATGAAATGCTTTTTACTAGTAATCCTGGCGTAGCATCATCTGGAAAAATATTAGGTTGTTGTGTAATTAGAGTTTTGTTGATATCAAAGTATACATGAAATAACCATTTAAACTTAGGTGAATTTGCATAAGCATTTGGTCTGAAAGTTTTACTTGCATGTTTATAATCACGCAAATAATCAGTGCCGAAGAATCCACTCTCGGCACCTTGAAGAAACTCTTGAAACATTCCAGCCATAGTATTTTAATTAACCTGTTTGACCAATACCACTTACACTGTTTCCAATAGTACGACCAATATTTGTACCAATACCACGAATACTTGGTGCATTTTCTGTTGGTGATTGTACTGCATTATCAAAACGAATTGACAAACCAATCATAAGTGGATCATTTGTACTATATGCTACTGTATTATAATTTGCACTAACAATGTAACAACCGTACATTTCCCAACATTCTAATACAGTTGGGGCAAATGCTCCATTACCACCGTCTAAGATGTCACAACGTAACTGAAACTTATAATCAATGCCAGCTGCAGCCGAAGCTTGTTCACTGAAATCAAATTGTTTCTGAATCTGTTCTCCAACTAATTTAGCAACTTCACCACTAGCGTCATCACGAATGTTAACAGTAACTGGTTCCCAAGTTGGTTTACCAGCTAGATAATATCTACTGTTATAAATTTCAATTGGTATTTCACCAAACGATACGTTTGGACGAGTAAAGTCAACTACTTGTTTTGTTATTTCTGTTGTTGGCTGACTGACGCCGAAATTATCAAATAAGATTCTAAATCTATATGATAATTTTGGCATTAACAAGCCTTGTGCATTCAATGACCCATCTGATCCAGGTGCTGGAACTGTCATTCTCGAAATTGAACTAAATGCCATTTTATATCTCCTATATTCTATTTATCTTTTAAAAATGTGGCCATTTCTGACCACATTTTCATTTACCCGTTCGTTACCAAACCAGCGATTTCGCCAGTATTGAGAATACGGATTGGGATATAGATAAATTCAACTGCTTTCACTGGTTCAATCGCTATATCAATCCAAAGCTCATTTCTGTCAATTCTAGCTGGTGTGTTATTTGATGTATCACATACTACTAGATAATCATATAAACCACGTTTAGCTAATATATCAGCTAACAATGTTTGACAAATTGCACGTACTTGTGTACGAGTTAAATTATCATTTGGTTCAAACAAGAATGGACTAACAGCTTTTGCTAAACGATCACGTAGATAGTTAACTAGTCTAGCAACGTTGGTTCTATCCAAAGCTGATGAACTGTCAAAACTATTTTTGTTACCATAGTTTAGTAATCCAATGTTAGTAAATGATGTGATTGGATTAATAAAGTTTCTATATTCCATATCACGAAGACCAACGTTATTCTTATCCGCTACAAATTCACCTGTAGTTGGATCAATGTAACCAATATTAGTAGCGTTATCAATAATACCGCGACGTTGACCGGCTGGAGCAAACCATGGATAAGCAACTGTATCGTTATAAATCATTGTACGTAATATCATATGACTTGGTGGAACAACAACTTGAGTTCCAGTTAAGTCATTAGTAATACCACTTGGATAATAGATACCAAGATATGTATTACGTGTTACAAGACCTTGTTCACCAGTACTTGATGCACCAGCTGTATTGTTTGTCCAGTCAAAGATTGATTGACCATTTGCTACTAAACGTAATGGTGTATCACCAATAATGTATGCAGTTTGACCGCGATCATTATTTAGTGTTACCATGTTAGGTTGTAACTCTGGATATTGAGGTGTTGCCATTAAGTTAAAGAATGTATCTTCATCACGAAGTTGTGTTGAAGTATCAATTGTTGTCTTAAGAGCCTTAACAATCATATTACGTTGAGCACTACGACCCATATATGGGGCACCATTTGTCTGTAAACCACTTACGCTAACCCATGCATTTGTTTCTTGTGGCAATGCTTCGTCTGGGAATGTTGTTCCATTAAAGTAGTTAACCATAAACTCTTTAATGTTATAACCACTACGACGAGTATTGAACAACAATGTACCTTGTGGATACAATTGAGAATCAGGAGCATCAATATCTAAATAGTTACTTGTTAATAAACTAACAATTGTTGGAATCGGATCATCAATTGGATTTGTAGTTCCATTAGTTGCCCAACGAGCATCTTGGAATAAAATACCATTTTCTGTTGTCTGATCTGTATTGTCAATTAAAACCCATTGATCTTCGCCATTAACATTCTGCCAACGACTGATTACTGGATAATTTTCTAAATCATTAGAATCAATCCACAAATCACCATATACTAATACACTGTTATCGCTTTGAGTTGTTGGTGCAGTTGCTGAAATGATAGGACCAGCTGGATCAGTACTAGGAGTACCAGATGCTTGTGGTAAACCATCAGATGCATAACTTATATTTTTATAACCAGTCCATACTCCACCAACGTTAGTCATAATATCAACTTGATTGACAACGCTATAATACCATGGAGTTCCATCAGTTGGAATTGTTACTGGTGCGATTAGATTTGGTGTATAATTGAAAATTCTCCAATTACTTAACTGTACTGAATATTGTGGTGTTGCAAAATTTGCATACCATTGTACACCTGTTATATTACCTCCCCCGCCAACTGTAGTAACTTGAACAGTATATGGATCAATCAAATAACCACCACCGTCAATTTCCAATAAATCACCAACAGCATAAGAAGAACCACCACCAGCTATTGTAAATGTAGGAATATATCCAAATGTAGTTACATACAATGAAGCACCGGAACCAGAACTAGACACATTGATTGCTGGGAAGTATGAATAACTAATGGTTTTAAATGGTCCCCATTTAGCACCTACACAACCTGTTGGAGTAGTAACATCAGTATTAATTGTAAATCCTGCTGCAGTAACTGCCGATGCAGGACTAATTACACCATTATCATTCATAATAATAACTCCACCTTCAGTATGAGTTAATACGATTGATCCAGTTGATGAAACTTGAGCCGTAGTATAAGGAATATTGGCAGATGTCCATGCGGTTACAAAATCTGATGCATCTAAAGTTCCAGAACTTGGCATTGTAACTGTATATGATACACTTAAACTTGCTGAACTTGGAGTACTAACATAAACTTCAAATGTTGCATTATTTGCAAATGTTGGTGCGGTATTTGTTCCAACAAATACAGCTTCTCCAATACTTGAACGTTCAAACAATTGTAATGGTGATGAATTTGTCTCTTCATCAAAATCATACTGAGCGTATATTGATCCAGCGGGAATTGCTTGTCCACCAGAAGAATCTAATGAATTACTAATAACCCAATCACTAGTAGATAGTGGGCAACTCTTAGCAGAGAATGTAGCAGTAGATGCGCTATATTTACTAATAACAATGTTAGTACCTAAATTTGGAGAGTTTGTTTTAACCCAAACTGATCCTGTTGGATGAGGTTGACTATCAGTTGACTTCCATAATGGTTGTTGAGCATTGGTACCATAAACAAGTTTTGGAGAGTAATATGTCTTTGCAGTAATTCCCAAACTTGTTAATGTCGCCGAAGTGCTTCCACTTCCAATAATTACAGTTGATCCATTATCTTGAAATATTTGTAATCTTCCATCAATATTTAGAGCTGTAACACCTAAAATATTGGCCCCGTTAATTTCCCCAACAACACCATCAACTGTGTTATTTGGACTCACTGGAACTGTTACAGTATTACTATTGATTATAATACTTCCCGCAGTTACTGTTACTGGAGTAGCAGTACCCTGAACTGTTGGCCAACTATTTTTCCAAGAGTGACCCCCAAGAACAACCCATTCATTATTTGAATTTTTAAACCAATAAGTATAATAACTTGATGGAGATCCATACTGTTCTGTCAATACCATAGCGTAATCGCCAATATTTCCAATATATTGTTGTGGTTGACCATCAGAACTAGCAACGTCAGCCACATCTTCAATAACGATTGGACTAATTACAGAGAATGTTCCTGTTGCCGAATTGAATTGAAACATACCCCATGTACTGGTAGTTGTATTCAACCAATAAGATCCATCTACTGGAGGTGCACTTGGACGTCCAGTTTGACCAATATAATCAGCTAAGTTAATATTGGCACGAATTACATAACATAGATTACTTGTTCCAAGAACTGAATAAGCGGCAAATAAACCGTATTCATTTAGTTCATAACCTTGAATTGCTGTTCCATCAGTTGTCTTATAGAAAAATGGTGTTCCAAAGAAACTTACCAAATCACGTTGACTTGTGACTCTGTATAGTTTATTAGCATTGGCTGCCAATGTTCCGGGAGCAATTGCTGTTCCAGAAGGATCAGGTTTGTTTTGTGCGGTTGCCATGATAATAAGTGGAACCGATGCTGGTGGTGCAGGTAAGTATTGACTTTGGTCAATAATGGTGATTTCTACACCAGGCGATTCTAGAGCCATTGTTTTCTCCTAAAATTTAGTATTACAACGATTAAATGTCAGCACTATGCGTGACAGTTTCATAATAATATTTATCTAAATTTAGAAAAAGTACTCTGTTACTGATCTCTACTAGTAGAGTTACTTTTCAAAGTAACATAAATAGTCATTATGAATAGACCGTTATGTACTGTTTGTAATAAATTACCAAGAGCAGCCGCCTATTATCGTAATGATAAACGATATTATCGCAGTCGTTGTGAAAGTTGTATCAGAAAAAATAAACAACTAAAAGCCGCTGATCCTCGTTGGAAGATTCGCGGCTATAAAAAGAAAACACATTGTGATCTTTGTAATTTTAAAGCTAGATATACTAATCAAATTCTAGTTCATCATATTGATGGTAACTTAAATAATTGTGAATTAATCAATTTACGTTCAATATGTTTAAACTGTGTTGAAGTTGTTAAACGAAATAATACTACTTGGAAAATAGGGGATTTAACAGTTGATTAATTTGACTATATAAGTCATCTATTGTACCATCATTATCTAAAATAGCATCAAAATTAGTACCTATCCAAGAAGTTTCACTAACATGAATTTTATAATTATCTAAAAATGATTTGTTACTTGCCCATGATAAGTTTTTAGTAGGTCCCTTATTCACTATTTCAGCTGCATGATACCATTCTGGATCAGGTCCACGATGAGTTCTGATAACCATACCACCCGCATCTTTAATAGATTTTATTTCATTAGGAAATCTTACATCTGAGATTACAACATTATCTGATATCGTGGCAAGTTTATATTCTACGCTATGAATCCAAATATTGTCGTGAAAGGCTTTACGTGCCACTTCTGTTCCCCAATATTGTAGAACCCAACGTGGAGTTAAATGTGGCATATTGAGCTTATTTGCCCACCACTTATCTACCTTCTCTCTCCAATCTCTACTTTCTGTGGTTCTACCCTCAAGTAGTTCACGATCCCAGCCAAATATAGCAGAGACAGCATCTTTTAATGTACCAGCGAAACTTATTCTTCTGAATCCGTGTACGTTTACTAGATAATCAGCAACAGTATCTTTCCCGCTACCCTGAAATCCACATACACCTACTATAATCTTATTTGACACAGTATCTCCACAATGAAATATTATTGTAATACTATGTTAATGATTAGTCAAGTGTCGGATTATCCAATTACCCAAGATAGTGGTTCAGAACCATCTACATAGGCTTTGAGTTCATCAATTAGAGCAACTTGTAATGCCGCACCTTCGGCTTTCATGGCAGCACCATTCAATGTTGTTCCACCCTGCGGACCAGCTATTGTACCAAATTTTTCACGAGCTTCACCAATGGTAAGTTTACATTGGGCTAATGTCCAACTTGTAATCCAATTACCAATATTAGGGTCTTGAAGTAATGTAATTTCTGGCTTCATATTGTCAGTCCACAATAGAATTCTTTCACCAGTACCTTTAAAATCACGAACAAATTGAATCTCTTTTGTTACTGGATTAAATGTATAGATAACATATCCACCAAACATACGTGCAGCTAATTCAACATATTGTGCATAAAAGTCATATGTGGCTAATCCACCAGCATAATTGTAGTTTAACAAATATGTATTTAAAATCGCTGATGAAAATGGATCAAATGATGTAGCACTTGGTCCAGTTTCTAATCCAACAGTTCTACGAAATGCTTGTCTAACTCTAGTTACTTCTTGTGGTAAAATATAGGAATTTTGATTGGCTTGAACTTCTAATAACATATATGATTCTTCATATGCATTTTGACCACGTTGACGATATGTAGAAATAGCATAGCGATAAGCAGCCTCGTAGTGTTCAGGATCTAATTCTAGATCAATAATACCATCACCAAGACGATATCTGATACTATTAAATAATTGTTGTTTTAATTCTACGAGATTAGCCATAAAAATACCCTATCATAAGATAGAGTATTTATCAAATATTAAGTTGAATCAATAAGCTTTCAGAATAATTAAATTA